GCTCTGTGCGTACGACGCCATCATGCTGGGACGCACGCTGCGCAACATCAGGGACGATCTCACAAACGAGCTTGGTGCCGACGTTGGACTATTCGCTGACCATTACAATTAGGTTTCAGACGCCGGGCTTTCATTGCTGGCCGGACGCGCCGGAACACCGATCCTATCTGCGGGCGCTGCACCGGCATCTGTTCCACGTGGAGGTTACCACGCCCGTGGAGCATGAGGAGCGGCAAATTGAGTTTCACGATTTGATGGACGAGGCCAAGCAACTATTTGGGCAGCGCGACCAGGCGGCCAGCTGCGAGACCATGGCCCATGATCTGATCCTGGCCTTGCGCGAGCGGCACGGCGATCGACCGTTCAAGGTCTCGGTGTTTGAAGACGGCGAAGCCGGGGCAACCGCCAGAATCAGCTAAAAAAATAAGGACCCCAAACCGGGGGCCCTTACACTTGGTAATGCGGCTTTGGATCAGCCGAAGCAGTAGGTCGGGATGGTGCCGAGCAGGTACAGGGCTCACCAGAATTTTGAACGTGGCGATCACGAGGCAGAAGATCAGGAAGAACCCCTCCACGTACCGCCCCGGGTCGTCGTAGTTACTGCCCATCACTGCCTCACTTGCAGATCGCAACATTAACGGCGGTGGGGTTGTTAATGAGCGTCCACACTAGCGTTCCGTCCTTCAGGGCCACGCGATAGTAGACGCTGTCATTCATCAGCCGTGCCTCAAGGATCTGATAATTCTTGTTGGCGTTGAGAGCGTAGCAATCGTGAGACCGGTGACCCCCGGCAAGGAAGCAACAAGCGCTTGCGCTTGGTCGACGCAAGCGATCTGAGTCCTGGCCGGGAAGAAGATGTTGTCGCCAAGTGTGGGCCAGTACGGGACATAAGTTTGACTCGGCGCAGGCTCACAGGCTTGGGCCGCGCCTAGTGCGAGGGCGGACGCAAAGAGCGCCGCGAGTATCTTACGCATTGGAATGCTCCATTTTGTTTGTTGCTGGAAAAAGGAAGGGCCCCAACCCGCGGCCCTTCGATCACCGCTTGGTGACGAGGTAGCGAACGCCCTCGGTCCCCTGGATCACCGTCAACTTGTAACCCCAGCGGTCGCAGTAACCGGTGCCCTTGGGGTTGGAGAACAACCACTTCCACGGAGCGCCCTTCCACTTGGTGAGCTCGTTGAGCTCGGCCGGTGAAACGCCCTTGTGGGGCCGAGACGCCAGCTTGAGGATCTCCACCACCATGCCCCGGGGCTCCTTGGCCTTGGGGGCCTTGGGGGTGGCGGCCTTGGTGGTCTTACTCTTGGGGGACTTGCCGTTCAGGGCCTTGGCGGCGTCGGCGGCCTTGATGGCCGCCTCGTTGGAGGCACGGCGCGCCGCCTGCTTGGCTGCCTTGTCGGTGGGCTTTTTGGCCTTAGGGGCGGCCTTGGTCACCCCCTTGGCCTTCACCGCACCCTTGGCCTTCCCTGAGCCTCCCTTGGGGGCCTTGGTGGGCTTCACCTTGCCCAGCACCTTGTCGGTGACCGGGTTGCGGAGGGTCACAACCTTGCCCTCCTCGTTGGCCAGGGCCTGGGCCTCTGCCTTGGCCTTGTTGGCCGGAACCTCGCCGGCATCGGTGTCGCCGACGGTGAGTAGAACTGCGGTAGTCATATTAGACCTCACAAAGAACGGTGCGGCCGGGATGGCCGGACCTGCCCGCCGAGGTCTTCCGTAAGGGGGGCCCAGACAATGAGCCGAAAAAGAGTGTTCCAAGGGGCTTGTCTTTTATGGACAAATCAATGATGGGGCCCGCCCTCGCGGTGGTAACCGGGTCGACCGATCAGATCCGCAACCGGCTCAAGCGCGCCGGCGCCTCGTTCCGGTGCAACGACTCCATCGCCCAGTATTTGACCGACGCCGATTTGCGGATCGTCGAACAAGAGGCGGCGCGGTGCGTGGAACAAACACTGCGCGCCTTGTTGATTGATACCGAAAACGACCACAACACGCGCGACACGGCCAAGCGAATGGCGCGCATGTTTATGGAAACGTTTGCTGGCCGGTACATTCCAGCGCCAACGCTGACCGACTTTCCCAACGCGCGGGACCTGGACGAGCTTTACGTGGTGGGGCCCGTCACCGTGCGATCCACGTGCGCACATCATCTGTGCCCGATCACCGGTCAGGCTTGGTACGGCGTCATTCCAAATAGTCGCGTGGTGGGGTTGTCCAAGTTCACGCGGCTTGCCGAATGGATTTTTGCGCGACCGCAGATCCAAGAGGAAGCAGTGGTGCAATTGACCGACGCCATCGAAGCCGCCGTGAAGCCGCGCGGCCTCGCGGTCGTGGTCAAAGGCAATCATGCTTGCGTGACCTGGCGCGGGGTCAAAGACGCCAACGGAACCATGGTGACCTCGGTGATGCGCGGCTTGTTGAAGGACTCTCCGGCTGCGCGCATGGAGTTTCTAACGATGATCGGCCACAGGATTGATGCATGACGTTCCGCGCCACCAAGACGTATGGCCACGATCTGGGTTTGTCGTGTTGCTTTCGACAATGGCGCGCGCAAAGTCACTGCTACCACCTGCACGGTTATGCGCTGGCCTTCGAATTGGTATTCGAGGCCGACCAGTTAGACCAAAATGGCTGGGTGATTGACTTCGGAGCATTGAAGCCGATCAAACAAAGTCTGGTGGACCTTTTTGATCATGCCATGCAAGTGGCCGAAGACGATCCACAGCTGGGATCGTTGCTCACATTGGCGACACAAGACGTCTGCCGCGTGGTGGTGGTCAAGCATGTGGGTGCCGAGGCCTTCGCGGCTCACGTCTTCGATCTGACAGACAGGTGGCTCACGGAAAACGGTTACCGCGATCGCGTGCGCCTGGTGTCCGTGACAGCCAGCGAGCATGGCGCAAACTCTGCAACGGCGTTCGGAACTTTGCATGATGTTGCCGCTGAATGAGTTGTTCGAAACGGTGCAGGGAGAAGGATCAAAAACCGGAACACCCTCCACCTTCCTGCGGCTGCAGGGATGCACCGTTGGCTGTCCTTGGTGTGACACCAAGCACACCTGGCATTTTCGCGAGCCGTCAGGGCTGCAAAACGTGTTGGACAAACGCGAGGGGGACGCGCGGTTCGCGTGGGTGGAAGTTGAGGACCTAGTGCGATTGGTACGACAGCGGTCTGCCAAGCATGTGGTGATTACCGGCGGGGAGCCGTGCCAGTACGATCTTCGTGTTCTGACGTCGGCGTTGCTCGAGCAAAGCCGCACCGTACAGATTGAAACATCCGGCACCGAGGTGGTGCTGGCGGCGGACCAAACATTCGTCACCCTGTCGCCGAAGTTTGACATGCCCGGCGGTCTCCCCATCGTCGACTTTACCGTGGAGCGCGCCAACGAGTTCAAGATGCCGGTAGGCAAGCCGGCCGATGTGGTGAAGCTGGAAGAAATGCTCAAACGCCGCAAGCGGCCCTGGTGCGGTCAAGACGTGTGGCTGCAACCTCTTTCGGAAAGTCACAGGGCGACTGAGGTGTGCAGACGCATGGCGGCTGAACGCGGGTGGCGCGTCAGCCTGCAACTTCACAAGCAAGCAAATATTAGGTGACAGTGATGCAGCGTGGTCCTCGTCCTACTCCAACTCATCTGCGCTTGTTGCGCGGCAATCCAGGCAAAAGAGCAATCCCCGAAGAACCGGAACCGCAAGTTCCTGCCAAGTGTCCAGACCCGCCAGAGCACTTGGTGGGTTATGCCTGTGATGAATGGTATCGCATAGCGCCCGAGCTGCATCGGCTGGGGTTGTTGACAGTTGCCGACATCGGGCCGCTGGCTGCCTATTGCTACGCCTACGGGCAATGGCGCTCGGCCGCAGAGATCCTAAGCAAGATCGCTGACAATGATCCTGTCATGCAGGGTTTGTTGATCCGGCGCGACGGCCAGGCGGTGCCAAACCCGGTGGTGAACATTGTACGCAAAGCCGCCGGCGACATGGTCAGATATGCATCCGAATTCGGACTCACACCCGCCGCACGCTCCCGCATTGCCGCCGGCTATTCCGCCGAGCAGCGCCAAGGGAAGTTCGACGGGCTCCTCGCCAGTTAAGCGCACCGCCTATGGACGCGAGCGCGCCCGTCGCGTGATCGCGTTTATCGAGCGGCTGACAATCCCCAGCGGCAAGGGCCAAGGGGAACCGTTCAAGCTTGCCAAGTGGCAGAAGGATTTCATTCGCGACATCTACGAGCCCCACAGGGGCCGTAAGCGTGTGGTGCGTCGTGCGATCCTGTCCATCGCGCGCAAGAACGGAAAGACCGCGCTGATCGCGGCCATCGCCCTGGCGCATCTGGTGGGGCCGGAAGCAATCCCCAACGGAGAGATTTACAGCGCGGCTAACGACCGCGACCAGGCGGCCATCGTCTACAAGTTCGCGCGCCAGATTGTGGAGCTCGAACCGGAGTTGTTGGCCAAGATCGATCTGGTGCCCTCCACCAAGACCATGGTGGGGCGTCCAACAGGTTCGGTCTATCGCGCTATATCAGCCAAGGCCGGCACCAAGCACGGCTATCTGCCCAGCGTGGTCATTTACGACGAGCTCGCGCAAGCCAAGAGCCGCACGCTCTACGATGTTCTAGACACCTCGTTCGGCGCGCGCGACGAACCGTTGTTCATTACGATCAGCACGCAAAGCAACGACCCGGAACATATTCTCTCGCGCCTAATCGACGACGGCCTGTCCGGCGTTGATCCGTCGATCGTTTGCCACCTGTTCGCCGCCGATGAGGATTGCGAGCTGGACGACGAGGCGCAATGGTACAAGGCAAACCCGGCGCTGGGCGATTTTCGTGATCGCGAGGATTTGGTCGCCGCGATCGTCAAGGCCAGGCGCATGCCGGCGGAGGAGCCAAAGGTTCGGAACTTGTTCTTGAACCAACGCGTGTCGCCGGACTCTCCGCTGATCGCGCGCGCCGAATGGATGGAGTGCGCGGGCCCGGTGAGCTTCACGACCGGCGAGGAAATCTATCTCGGCCTCGACCTCGCCAGCACGATCGATCTGAGCGCGCTCGTGATGATATCGGCAGTCGAGCCCGTGCGCGTGCAATCATTCTTCTGGAAGCCGATCGATAATCTGAACGAGCACTCAGCACGCGATTTTGGCACCGGCAATAATCGCTATGTGCAATGGGTGGATCAGGGTCACCTGCGCACGTGCGCCGGCCGGGCGCTCGACCCCGCAGTCATAGCACGGTTCATTGCGGAGTTGACCCCTCACTACCGCGTGCGCGGCCTGGCCTACGACCGCTGGCGTGCCGACGAGCTGCTGCGCGAGTTTGATCACATCGGCTTGCGCGCCTACCGCGACGAGGAAAGCAGCAAACGCGGTCAGGACGGTTTGCGTGTGGTGCCCTGGGGCCAGGGCTACAAGGACATGGGGCCGGCGATCGATGCGCTCGAGGGCACCATCATCGACCGCAAGCTGCTGCATTCAAACAATCCCATCCTGAACTGGAACATGGCGAACGCAATCGCCACGATGGACCCCGCGGGCAATCGCAAGCTCGATAAAGACAAGGCCAGGTTTCGAATCGACGGCGCGGTCGCCCTCGCCATGGCGCTCGGTCTGCGCGCGCGTGATCGAGCACCGCGGCAAGTTGATCTGGACACGTTGATCGCATGAGCCTTCGCCATCAGCCAACGATGATCGTACCCGTTTCGCTCGACCCGGAAGTGGTCGATTTTTTGATCATACGTGGTTGGCTCGACGAACAGGATAGCCAAGACCCGGTTGAAGTGAGCAAAGCCGTTCACGATTTCCTTGAGATGCAAGTGTTCGAGCGCGGGCGGCTATATAACGATCATTGAACATGAACTTTGAACAACACGCTGCGCACGTCAAACTCGCGATCCGCCATCTTGATCGCGGCGACTACGATGCCGCACTTGCGGAGCTCGACACCGCGCTCGAACTCGACGATACGCCGCACGCGCGCTGGGATCGCGCGCTGACGCTTTTCGGGCTCGGGCGCTATCACGACGCACGCGAGGACTTCGAGCACCGATGGAACTTGTTCGTGCATGGTGTTGATGAGCGCGGCCGGCAGCTGCTGCGCGATCTGCCGCGCTGGCGCGGCGAACGGCTTACCGGCAAGCGGCTGGTGGTGATCCACGAAGGCGGCTTCGGCGACACCATCATGCTGCTGCGCTACGTGCACCAGATTCGCGGTGCGGTCGCGCTGCATATGCCAAAAGAGCTTGAGCGCCTCGCGCAGCAGTTCGCGCCGCTCGTCGGCGAGATCGGTGAGCAGGATGTCTGCTGCACCACGTTTGATCTGATGCTGCTGCTGCAGCCGCCGTCGCCAGGGCCACTTTTTGCGTCCTACATCTGGCCCGACCCCGTGTTGCAGAAGAAATGGCAACTGCGCTTCTGGGACGGCAAGCCGACGGTTGGCATCACATGGTCGAGCCAACGCAATAACAATCGCGAGCGCGAGGTCGCGCTTGAGCTATTGCTCGATCACGTGCTCGGTGACTGCCGTATCATCAGCTTGCAGACGCATGACACAGAGCAAGCGCAGGCGCATGGGGTGCTCGTGCCCGGCGTCGAAGACTTTGCCGACTTAGCGGCTTTGATCTCGGTTCTCGATCGCGTCATCTCGATCGACACGGCAGCGCTACACGTGGCGGGCGCGATCGGGCACCGGGCCACATCGGCAATTCTGCCGTTTACGTCCTGCTGGCGCTGGCACATCGGCAATCACTGGTATCCGAACATCAAGCTGTGCCGGCAGCAGGCGCTAGGCGATTGGGCGAGCGTGTTCGCGCAGCTATGACCCGCTGGTTGCTAACCCTGATCGGGATCTGCGTTGTGTGCTTTGGTCTCGGATATTGGGCGTTTGGCCTGCTGGGGACACCGTGACAGATATGCGATCGAGGTGAAGCGATGAACGCCGTCAATCCCACAAGCCTCGGCGACAAAGCCGGCGCCGGGCCCGCGCCGCAAGGCTATGAGTATGAGATGCAGCCGTTTCCTATCGGCACGCTCGACGATAAAAAAGCTTGGCTAAATCAGATGGGATTGGAAGGCTGGCAGCTTATCCAGTTTGGTGGCTTGTCGGCGGACGGCACTCTTTTAGGTGTATTTATCCGGCCGGTCTGAATACGCGGGCTTTATGATCAATGCCATTCGCAGCGTGGGATTGCGCGCACGGAGACGCGCCGCCGGTAACGTTGCCGGTGGCAAGTACAGTCGCAATTGCGCCACCCGACGATTCCGTCGATACCAACAACATCGTGGTGCAGGGCACCGGCACGGTCACGTCGCTGGGGCCGCCGCCGGTTGATGAGAACGGCCTCCCGTGGCAATGCACGAAGAAGGTCACTTGGGAACCAACATCGGCGACGCAGCCGATTATCCTACAGAACGGCCCGAACCTCAGTTTGCTCGGCGGCGTCAATCGCACGATCGTCGCCAAGGCTATCGGCGAATATGCTTGCGATGATCTCGGGCGTTGGGTCGAACAATCATTCGTTGATACGACGACAGCGGGTGGCGGGGGCGGCGGCGTTG